CAGAATAATTTTTGCTGTGTATATAATTCACGTTTCTTTAACTGAGGACTTTCATTGAATAAATCAACATGCCCCCCATTCTTCCTTATCAAGCCACAAGCTTCCGTATAAAATCTTTTGCTTATCTCAAATCCATAAGCTTTCCTATTTAACTGCATAGCAGCAATGAGTGAAGAACCACTTCCAGCAACAGGGTCAATCACAACATCATCCACATCTGTGAATAACTCAATCAAGAATTTCAATAACGGCAAGCTTTTTTGTGTCGGATGAATCCGCTCACATCCCAATTCTCGAGGATAATCAATACAATTCATGACCATCTGCCCGTTATTGTTGAATTTCGGCAGTTTGTCACGATAAAGAATCAATCCATATTCACAATTGCCGACCACTCGCATATTTGCCTTTAAGACCTGTGCGCTGTAGTTCTTGCGAAATACCAGATTGATATAATGTTTAAACCCATATCTTTTTGCAAGTTCAATAAAATAGAATTGTTGTTCAAATTCACAAAACAGCACCATACATGGTGCTTTGCCTTTTTCTTTCGGTTCTGGACGGAGCATTTGGCTGCAAAAGTGCATAAACTCTGCTGGACGGAAATCTTTGTCGGTTGCAAAGAACTCCTCGCCAGCCAGTTCGCTTTCACCGTTCTTATTGTCACCATCAACATACCATTTAGGATTGCTGCCGTAAGCATTAACCCCAATGCAATTTCCACTAAAACATATAAGTCCGTTTCTTCTTACCAAAAAAACACTATTCTTTTTGAGTGTTAAGCACCACATCAAGTTGTTGTACCCATCCACAATTTCCTTTTTCCCATATTTAATATTGCGTGATTTGGGATTATATTGGAAATAATATAGCACACCAGTCCTTGTTTCTTGTGTGCGTATTTGACATATTGTTCCAAGTTTAAGTGCAACTTCTTGCAATCCTATAATAAGTTTTTCAGACATAGAACTTATTCTAATTCCTTGCCCATTCGGATGGCTATCACCAAACGTATATGCTTCCCAAAAGATGGTTAGATAATCTTTTGGCAAATCTAATATCCAACGAGGAATAAACTTACCCCTGCTTTTGCCAAATTGTGTGAGATAAGAATAAAGTTGCTTTGAATATATGTTATAATTAGCCACGTCTCTACCGATGTTTTGATGTTCGGAATAATCAAATGGTAAGGCGTTTAAGATTTCAACAACTTTGTAGCGGTTGTTGTTGTGTTGTTTTATGCTAACAACATAGCCAGACCCAGATTTCGTGGTACAACCGTCGGCAAGCCATAATCCAAAGAAACGCAACCATGTTCTTGTATCAACCTTTATGCTTTTCGTCATGTGGTATTTTCGTGTTTTCCCATTGTGTTTTATTTTAACGCATGGGATTTCCACATATTCCTCAATATGTCCACCAATCCACTTATAACCGCTTCTTGGAATTGAAGAAGTATCCGTTATACTTTCTGCAAGACGTATATTCTCAACATTATTTCTTTTTCTGTTGCGTATCCGTTTCCCATATTTAAGATTAGGAATAAACTTTTCCACAGTATAACACCGATGTTTTGATGATACAAATAAGTTCAAGTCTGTGGTACTAAAACTTACCATTGGTTCATCGCAATCACGAACTATTATATTTGCGATGCCGCTATATTCCATTTCTTGTGTTTCATGATTAAGCGACAAAACTTCATCATCCATTGTGATTTCATTGTAATGTTTCCACCCATTACGGGTAAAACATTCTGTTTCCGCGTCATAACAATATGGAACATCGGCAATAATTAACTGTGCCTTTGGAACTCCGAATTGCTTGAAATTCTGAAAATGAGAATTAAATAAACCAATACGGTTGTGATTCAAACGAAACTCTGTATCAACCTTTTGCACATCTAACAAACTTGTTTTCATTTCTTGAAAATTATTTAGTTGAACATTTATTTATTATCTCTAAAATGGTCTGTCCGAATCATCGTCCAAATAGTAATCTATATTGTTTTTTGGCATATCATAAACAACTTTGGGCTGTTCAAACGTCACTTGTTGTTGTTCTGGTATTTCTTCCCATCCATAATGCACTTGTTCATCAGCTGTATTCTTGAATCGTCTACTTTCAATTTCATAATGCATGCCAATCATTAAATCAACAACACCATAAAGACGATTCTTCTCAACTGCCAAGACATTGCCAAATTGCCTGAAATAATTTGCTTTCCCATTGTCGTAAAAATCTGAAATTGCATGAATAAAATCTTCGTTGGTTCTATGTATTATAAAGCAATTATCAACGGCATTCGTTATATCGCCAGAACCACTTATATCAGTCTTCCTTAAAAATGCCATTGATTTCCTTGGGTGTGCAACCAATATAACATGCACCTGATTCTTCATCGCAAAATCCTTTATGTTGAGAATAAATGTTTTTTGCCTGTCATTTTTATCCCCGTCATAATCGCTTATATCCATTGACATCATATTGTCAAGAATAAACACTTTGATATTTGCTTTCAACAATATCCCCATATCATTCAATATCTGTGATGATTTCGTTCCGTATTCGTTGTTATACAAGTAAAACTTGCCATCCAACCAATCATCTATCTTAGCACCTATGACATCTGGAACATAATAACGTCCATCATCATATTGCGACTCACGTAAATATTGTTTTCCAGCCGCCACCATCTGAATCCATGACTTGAGGATGTCCGCACGTAGCTCTCCTGACCACAATGCCACCTTATATCCCTGCTGAATGATGTTCAACAATAACGTGTTCAGCCAACTTGATTTGCCACTAGCATTACTTCCAGAAACAATTGTCACCTCACAAAAATAAAGTCCGCCAATCCTTTTGTCCAATTCCACAAACCCAGTCTTCACCTTGTCAAGTTTCGTCAAATCAACTTTGTTTATCTTTGACATCGACAACCATTTCTCACCAAGTTCTGGTAACTCGTCCTTGATTTCATATTTCGGCTTTTGTTGCGGCACATATTTTGCCTGTTGCGGAATTATCTGCCTGTATTGCCTCGGCTGATTCTCATAATCGTATGCGTGTGGGTCAAGCGCAAGACGCATCTCACGCCACGTATGCCCCCTGCAAGAATTGTGTAAGCATATATAATTTATCGCACCGCTGTTATATTGGAATATCACCGCATCTTTCCCTTTGTGTGCCTCATTGAAGAAACAATGGTCAAGTATGTATTTCACTCCGTCAGCGGTATTAGCTTTCTTATATCCTATGTTATGCTGATTCAAGAAAGATTCCAAGTCAAATTTCTCATCCCTGTTTCCGTGCCAATTTGACGGTAGAGGTTGCACAGACTCTTTCGGCAACAAGCCAGCCACCGACTTTATCTGCTCAATCGTGACCGTTTTTATCTCGTCAGGAACATAGACAATCATCGCCTCACGCCACGGACGGTTGTCAAGATTCGCCCCCTTTTTTGCGGTCGTGCCGTACAACTTGCATATACGTCCAGCATTGAACACCTTCTCGTCTATCTCAACATCATTATCAGTGAACATCACAGACAAAGACTGCAAGAAAGACTTCAAAAGTTCTGTCGTTTCATTGTCATTCGGCAAATCTATCCGAAACAACAAATGCCATCCGTTGCCCGATATACATATCACAGGGTCTGCGAATCCGCATCTGCGAAGATAGATAAACACATTCTGCGCTTTCTTATGCGCCAGTTCTAACTCCTCATCAGACGAATTGACACCAGTCGCACGCTTCGGGTCAAAATCTATCAAAAGCCACCGTCTGCGAGTTATGTCACCGTCAGCAGTTGTCGCTTTCGGGGATTTCACAATCTTCTCGCATTGCTGTCTCCCATAACAAGCCTCGTTTATCTCATTCAACGTGAAATAAATCTGCTCATCATCTAATTCACAATAAGGCTTTATTGCGTCAATCATCTTGTCAACCGACTTGAAATAACCGCTATATTGGAATTTACCCAATATCCTTATCTCAAACAGTTCATCAGGCCGTTTGAAGACCTTATGCCACTTATATATTTCGTCAATGTCCATTTTTCTTCTTGTTAGTATTTGTTCCACTTTTTAGTTTTCTTATCCCATACTATAACCCCACGGGCATTGTTAAGCTTTATCTTCGCACCATCAGGACGATTCTCGTCAGTATACCCGTCATAGATTCTTTCATCATAAAAATTGTCCATGCTGCAATACATACCGCAATCCTCATCATACCAGATATTGAAACCTTGAGGCATATACTTTCCATCAATAAACATTGATGGGTCATAGGACACGTTGTTGTCTTTATATACTACCGACTTGAATATCTTGTCACGTAAATAACGCTCAAAGTCTTTCTGAAATCTGACTTCCCTGCTTTCAACATATGCCCTTATATGCGGCAACACCATTTCCTTTTCTTCATTCGTCAACTTATCCCAATATGTTTTCGACTTTCCTTTGCTACCTTTTCTCCGATATGCTTTCCAACATTCCTCAAAAAGCTCGTCTTTTTTTTCTTTTAGTATATTTTCTTTTTTTTCTATATCTATTAATATATCTTTATTATCATGTAAAATTTCTTTATACCCCTGTAAAGAATTTTTATACCCTGTAAAATTTTCTGCTACCCCCCCAAACTTAATATTCTGATATGTTTTGACTGTTCTGTAAGAGTTGAAAACAACCTTGTTCCGTGTTTCAACCGTCTTTGTTATCAACCCCTTTTCCATTAAACTCTTCAATACTTTGTCTACTGTCGGCAACGAACATCCCAACCAATCTGAAATGTATTTCCTACTCCCATTAAAACAACTCTCACCATCCTGACAAAAGCCGTAAATAACAGAATAGCATAATAATTCATTGCCACTTAATCCTAGGGCATTTACCATCCAACCCAAAACCGTAATGTAATTGTTGTTTTCTATCATAATATTGTGGTTGTTAAGGCAGCTGGCGGATAATCCAAGGCAACCACTCCTCTTCATACCCGCCAGTTACACAAATCAGTTATAACTTTATCCTATAAGTCAAAAGCATCTTTTGTGGTTGACAATGCTTTCTCATGCGTTCTACAATGCAAAGGTAAACAATTAATTTGAATATTCAAAAAATTATCCGAACAAATTCAATTGACGAGACTCATTTTCTTTCTCGATGAACATTTTTCTGAACAAATGATACAAAACATTCACGCAAATCGAATTTCCAGCCAACTTATATTGGGCGCTCTTGCTTAATCCTGTCGACTGAATCTTGTCAATGTCCGCGTCATCAACATCCATAATCCTGAAACACTCCCTAGGCGTCAACTTGCGTATCTCAAAATCCAAATCCTCAAGCTCCTTCGGCAATGTCAAAGGAATCAAACTCTTTTTTTCTTTCTTTGTTTCCATTTTCTTGTTTTTTTTGTTAATTATTATAGTCTTCAGCAAATGCGGCGTCGACCCATGCGTTCCAGCTGGAATCGCACGGCATACACCATCTGAACGTTGCACAAAGTCCTGCTGATGAACCTTACCTTTTGTCGGTCTTAATTTACCGACCGTTATTCCAGTTCCCATTTTGTTCATTTTATCTTGAATTACTAAATAATTGTTGTGCTCAAAAGAAGAACAAGATATTGTCGGCATTTCACCAACTTTCATGAATCCGCCACAGAACAAACCTCTCGGGTATCGCCAAATCCACATACTTTATGTTGCTTAGGTATTATCACACCAACAAAACCGCTTATTGTACGAATCGTAGGGAATGTGTCGTTAGAAAACGTGTCTATCGCATTTGTCCTGTCGTCAAAGCCACGCACACCGCCACGAATCTGACAAGAACAACTCCTTGTCATGTCAACACCGTTACATATCCTGATTCCAAGTTTCTTCATAAATACTTTCCATTCACTTTTATTATCTTCGGCTCTAACATACCACCACCCATAGTGTGTATTGTCGGGGCAACACCCTTCACGCTAAATACTTTTCCCCTGTCACAACGACCATGGAACCTGTCAGGGAACAAATTAAACAACTGTATCAGTCTCTTTTCTTTCATTTCTTACCAATATTAATATTGGCAATCCGACATCAGTCGTGCCAATCGTAGGACAATACCCCCCCTAAATCGTTGATTTAGAAGTACTTTCGCAGCGTTTCTCTGCAAACTGCCTACTATCATGTATGGTTTTAACTTTCTTTTTCCAATAAATTTCAATAACGTATGTCATAGACGCCCCACCGTAATTCAGCAGATTCTTCCAACCGAACTTGAAACAACCGCTTAAAATCGTACGAGCATTGCCATCGTCACATACGTTTATCAACTTTCTTATCATATATTTCCAATATAACCGAATCTTTTTCAACAAAATTTGAAGACAAACACAACGAAACACCTTTGTCAGTACCTATCTCCAAATACCTGGCCGTAGTACCGTCAGCACGAAAACGCTTACGTAAAGCACAACTGCGACGCGAAATAACCGCCCTTTGCCTACTTATCACAACATACGGAACCATATCACTAAAATAATTACAACAAATCGTGGGCGAATAAATCTTGAATAACCGCATCTTGCCACCCTTACGACCCTGCTTCTGCATTATGAACTTTTCCATACACCTCAACCAAAAATGTTGCACCAGACGCATCTACACGGGTGTTTATCGTACCACTTATCTTGTCATCAACATAACCCACCCTGCCAAACTGACAATCTATGTAATACTTGCCGACCCGACCGTCTTTCTTGCAATCTACAAGAAAACGATGCAAAACTGGAATCACTCGCTTATACATAATCTTAATCTATTTCTTCAACATCATCAAACAACATACCAAAATCAGAATCAGAATCAGACAATTCCGAACCATCAGAAAAATTCAATACCCTGTCCTTCGATAAATAATAACTGCGGTCAACCTCATCCTCCAATAAGTCCTCTAACACCTTCTCACAACCAAACGGCTCTGGAAAATTATAATACGGAACACCATCACAAGCATCACGCAATATCGACACCACAAACACACGCTCCCTGTGCTGAGGCACACCATAATCACGAGCGTCCAACACCTGAGTGAAACTGTCATAACCTATGTCATCCAACTCACGCAACAACGCGTGAAAATCCTTTATGAACTTACTGCCAACCAAATCAGACACGTTCTCCATCAATAAATATTTCGGACGCTTGACACGAAATATACGCAACGCCTCCCATGCCAAACTGCTCCTGGTACCACTGTCCTTCGACAATCCTGCCTGACGACCAGCACCACTTATGTCAGTACAAGGAAAACTCCACGTCATCAAATCACAATCAGGCACATCTTTCGCGTCAACCAAACTTATGTCACCCAAATTCAAATCCACAGCCTCTGGATATAATGCGTTATGGGCAACTATCGCACCACGGTCTATCTCACACCAACCGACCAACTCATATGCGAACTCTGGATAAACACGACGCAAACGGTCTAATGCCAAACATTGACTGTCATAACCACTAAACAACGTCACAACACGCAACTTGCAACCTTCCGTGTAATCAATCTTCATTACTTCCATAAAAATAAAAATAAAACGTTTGTTGATATATTTTTTAAACAAAAAACACTTCACCAAAATCAAAAAACACCTGCCTATATATTTATATCTTATAACCTGTTTTGCGATTTCCTTCTGCAAAGTTAAAGAAAAATTTTAAATACTCCAAATATTTTGGCAAAATAAAAACAACAAAACAACTATTATATATATAATATATAAAAATAAATACAACAACTACTAAATATTAACAATAACAATTAACTAAAACACTATACTAGTATGCATAACTAATATATTTAAACACTATGTACTATGTACTATAAAAAAAAGAAAAAAAACAAA